CAGGTAAAAAGAGAAATCACCACTGCCCGCGTCAGAAGGTCGAGCGAAGCCGTGGCATCCTTACGGATTCCATTAACATAAAGGATCATGGTGTCAGCTCATGGGTTGGCCAGGCTTATCGGTTATACCGCCGCCATCGCCATTTTCTTTATGGGTATGACCGTTATAGGTCGTGCGCATTTCAGCCATCGTTTTTCCACTGCTGTCACAGTTGTCCCTGATATCGCCAGTGGATTCGATCGGCATTTCAAAACGTGCTTTAGTGGCATTCGTGAAAATAACTGGCTTTCCGCCGCCATTTACCACTATTCCGGCGCGGGTTAATGTGACCGACTGCCCCTGATCGTCATATAACGCGACTTCCCCGCGCGCCAGCCCTTTCAGTCTGAAGCGGCGGTCAGCCACAACCACAGCCACTCCGTGCGAACGGTCACCGCCGGGAAACAATACCACCGCTTCTGCGCCATTCTGTGCTGCAGAGGTGAAACCGTAAGGTTCAAGATGCTCCACATTCTCTTTTTTTTCACCGGCAATAAGTTTCAGTCCGGCAGTCTGGCATTTTCTGACGGTATCAATCGCGGTAATGACTGCGCGCGTTATCATGTTCTGAAGAGGATAGTTAGCCATCAGAAATCCGCCTCCTCACTGACTTTTTTCTTCGCTTTCGGCCTGAATGGTTCAGGAAGATAAGCATCCGCAGGCCCCACCCGGATTTCGGTCAGGGTACCGTTATTGTCCTGGCTGTACGTCACTTCGGCGATCACCAGCGTTTCATTGTCAAAACCGTTCAGCGGGTCATACACCACCACGGCCTGATTCGGTTTCCACAATTCGCCATTCCCCTGTCTCCATCCCTGTACGGTATAGGTGGTTTCCAGCGTTTTCGCCGCACGCTGACGGGCTTCAAATTCACAGCGTGATTTGCAGCTGTCAGTTGTGGCAGTTCCTGACTGCTGAATGGTGTGGGGACGATACCGCGTGACGCCTGCATCACCAGTACTCTGCCGGATGGCAGCAATGGTTGCCTCGCCGAAATCGTCATCCGTACCAGGACGCTGCCCCGTAACCAGATAACTGGAGAAACGCTCGCGAACACTACGCTCGGTATCACAGGAAAGAATATTTTCGCCAAGTACCAGTGCCGTGGCTGCTTTCATACTGCCCGGCCTGCCGAGAACCAGCCGTCCCCGTTCGTCGTCATATGCCAGCGCCTGAGCCTGTCCAAGCAGCCTGTTCAGACAGTCCACAACCGTTTCACCATGTTCCGGCTGAGCCTCAATAACGGCGGCTGCCGGCGCGCCTGCATCAACAACGTCCACACCGAATGGCCGGGCAAGTGCGCTGGCGATCAGGAATAAATTTTTCCCGTTATGCTGTGCAGGCGATGCAGAACAGTCGATAAGATCTGCCGTTTTGCTGCGCCCGACAATGCCCGTCATAATGGTCTGCGCATCATAACGTAGCGGTAACGCCTCAACCCAGCCGGTAATAACTAAATCATCGCCAATGAGTACCTCTACAGCGTCACCATTTTTTACTGGCGGTACGTCTTCTCCACCAGGCCACTGCCGGGTGATCGAGACATTAAAGTCCCGGGCAATACGGTCAATGCCCGCACTTATCCGTACTGACGTCCATCCTCCCCAGTCACGCCCGTTGACGCGTAAAAAAACCGTATTATTCATCGTACCGGAACCCTCAGCGGCTCAACCGGGATAAATCCCGGATGGGGAACGGGATTACGAGTGAGGATGTCAGATTCCCGCCCGGCGTCGTCATACCAGGTCGCAGCCAGTACCAGCGCAGGCAGAACATCATCAGGCGTTCGCAATGCAGTACGTTCAACCTGTGCCAGCCGTGCAGAAATATCGCGATTGAGATCCGTCCGCATAACGGAAATTTGCTGGAAAAGCACATCGTCCCGGATACGCAACTGCTCCTGGTCAATCGCAGCATTGAGCGCGGTCCGGATAGCTTTCAGATCTTCATAATTCGGTGGAGAGCTGCCATTACTGACTGTCTGTACACCATCCAGCGCCGGGTGCATGACAGTGATAATGTCTGAGTCACGGCCTGTTCCTGCAGGCTGATTTACGCCCCGGGCACCAGGTACATCACGCGGCTGCTTCAGTGTTGTCACGGCGTGGACGGCTGTGCTGATGGCTGTTGTCCTGATGGCGGCTGCGATCATATTGCGTTGCATTTTCTGTTTCGCCGCAGATCCGGAGTCAGTGGGCCAGGTGCCACGGGGGGAAAGACCGGGATCAAGCGTGATACCTGACATCGTTTTTATCATCGTGACCAGATCCGATGTACTGCCCCTGAGCCTGTCACCTGAGCGCCAGGCTTTTTGCAGTGCGTTAACGAAATCACTTGCGGTGCTCGGTGGCATCAGAATGACAGACAAATCCCCCTGTAACAGCCGCATTGCTGCAGACACGCCGGAGTCAACCATCCTGAAAGCATCGGCAACATCGCCCAGCATGGAGGCAGCATCGGCAATGACATCGTTCTGGATAAAATCAGAAATACCTGACAACGAGAATGTGGAAAACATACTGTCAATCGCATCGTCGAAAAGCCCGCCTGACGTTTCCAGGCGCTTCGCCGTTGCCATTCCTGCCACCGGAAAAGAAAGTTCTCCACTTTCCACAAACTGAAAGGAGACACGACACATGCGCCCTTCTGTACTGCTGTGAGTGATCCTGACCTGTCCGTCAATGCTGCCCTGCATTTCGCCATACTGCGGATGGACCAGCGTACCAGGGCCTGCGGTTTCAATGGCACCAATAAGACGATCCCGCCTGTCTGCGTAATCATCACCGACAAGATAAGCATTTATCGTCAGGCGGCGCGTGGCGCGACCTAAATCCTCCGTCCAGGGTTTATCCCTGTTCGGATATTCATGTACCTGTACGCGGCGTCCAAAGGTGCTTTCATCATCTTCAACGGAGAAAGGTACTCCACGAAATGATGCATCACGCAGGCGACCGCGCCAGCCTGTTGAGGAGAAAAAAGCCATATTTATCCCATAAGAAAACCTGCCGGAGCAGGTTTATCGTGATGTACGAAAGGGTGAGTAACCCACATCATGGCTGATGTTCATCAATGGATTACCGGATTTCGGTATATCAGTCACACGCATACCTTGTGGTGCATTCTCAAATGTCACTTTGAGTTCACTGCGCTGTGTTGATGGCGGGACAGCTCGCCCGAGTACGCCAGAACGCCGGGTCAGTGGCACATAAGGTTGATAACGCCCCTGCGGAATCGGGGCGTCCATACCAAGAAGCTCTTTGAGTCTGGGAATAAAACCGTTATACCCGCGTTCACGCTCCTTCGTTTGCAGCTTCTGTACAGCAAATGTGCCAGCATCCATACCCGCATCCTTCGCCCCCTGTTCCAGATCCTTAAGCTCTTTAAAGAGTGACACCGCCACGCCAATTGTCAGCGTCATGGCCCCCATCCGGCCAATTTTACCCAGCAGACCGGAAAGCTGTCCGGCCAGCAGGACGGACTGCTGCAGGGCACCAATGGTCCTGACGGTAAAAGAACCAGCCATAACCAGACCGACCCCTTTAATCACCGTTTCCCATCCGCCCATCGACTGCGCAACGTTATCGACCTCCTGCCATACCGCCTTAATCACCGGAGCAACATCGTCCCAGTTCTCAATGATCAGCATAGCGCCAGCCACCAGCGCCGCAATAGCGACTTTCGCCGGAGAGAGATTAATGACACTGTTCAGGATTTTGACAGCCCGGGACAGGCTGCCAATGGATACGCCAACAGCCAGCAGCGCCGCGCCGAACTTCGCCGCAGACTGAACCAGTTCAGGATTCGCGCGAACGAATGTCCGGAGCTGCTCCAGGTAAGGCATGACCGCTTCTGCGGCTTCGTTAATGGCGGGCAGAAAAGTATCACCCAGCGTCACTGAAATCGCATTGACGCTGTTTTTCAGTAGTGCCAGTTGATTCTCCGTCGTGGCTGCGCGTGATGCATATTCCTTCTGCATCGAGCCGCCATATTCCTGGGCATCTGCAACACGATTAAAATTGGTGCGCAGTAAATCAAGATTAGTCAGCAGTGGCGCTATCGCCCCTAAAGACTCTTTCCCGAACAGGGCATTCATGACGGATGCCTGTTTTGCTTTCGGCACCTTCGCCAGTGAGTCCAGCACTTTCAGCATCGCCGCGCGCGAATCCTTCTGCATATCTGCGGCCAGTTGCGCCGGATTCAGTTTCAGAAAGGCCATTGCCCGCTTCTGCGACTTCGTTGCCGATTTGCCCGCCGTAAGGGACAACATAAAGTTTTTGATGCCGGTGGAGGCTATCTCCGATTCAACCCCCATCCCGGCAATGGTGGCGCCCATCGCGGCAATTTCGCCGGACGCAACCCCGGCAACACCGCCCAGCGGACCAATCCGCGTCACGATATCAGAAATTTTCTTCGCATTTGCCGGGCCGGTATTCCCCAGATAGTTGATTTTATCGGCCAGGACAACCACGTCTTCCTGCGTCAGTCTGAACGCTGTCCGCCACTGCGCCATCATCTGACCGGACTCTTCGGCAGTGGTATCAAACGCCACCCCCATTTTCACTGCGTCGTTCGCAAACTGCATCAAATCGCCGCGGGCAATGCCTGCCTGCCCGCCCGCCGCCACGATCTCTGCAATTCCCTCCGCCGCCATCGGTAACTGTGTGGACAGCGTCAGGATATCGTCACTCATCTGCGCGAATGCTTTTTTATCATCCAGGCCGTCAACCACCTTCCGGATGTCAGCCATTTTTGACTCAAAGCCGATCGCAGCATTCACGGGCAGCGCCAGCGCCCCAAGAACAGCGGTCCCGGCAGCGGCAGCACCGATTACCAGCCCGGCCATTTCTTTCTGAAATCCCTTCAGTTCCCGCTGCATCCATTTCAGCGGCCCCGATAACTGGTCAACGGCAGTGATAATGGCCTTTAACTGGAAACTGTCAGCCATGCTTCATTTCCTCATTGATACGGACAGCCTCCGACTCCAGCTCCAGAAAATCGGATATCGCCGCCCGCCGGAGCTCCAGGGGATTTATTCGCCAGAAGTATGCGGTGTTGTAGACCCGCTTTCTGAGTCCTCCTCCGTCTCCGACCGGGTAAAAAAATTGAGGATCAACATACAGGCTTTGAAAATATCCAGTTTTGCCAGTTGCGCTGCCGAGGAGCGTGGAATACCTGCCAGCACAGGGATATATTTCAGAGCAACCGAACTGTCCAGCCGGACGCCGCCGTCACCGGAAACAGTGAACGGAAAACCAATGGCTTCGATTTCATCGTAGGACGGTTCGCGCAGCTCCAGCACATGAAGCTTTTCGTTATGCGCCATAATCGGCTTTTTGAGCACAAGTTCTTTTATCACTGGTAAAATCCCTCCTCACCGTGGAACTCAAGATCCACGGTGCCCTCTTCCGGGTTATGGTTGGCTTCGCCGTGCAGCCAGGCGTTTGAGAGAACATACACCTGACCATTTGCCAGCTCTGATGTGATTGTCATGACATCAGAAGACGTAATTTTATCGACCGGGAAGTTTTTCGGCACTTTGGCGGTCACCTTCGTATACGGTGCCCGGCTGGTTTCCTTGTAGTCAACGGAACCATCCAGGCCAATCACGTCGTCACGAACTTTGGTGTTCATGGGGACTTCAATCCCTCCGGTTACCGACAGTTGCTGTCCGTCGATTTTGAAATACGTTGTTCCCGCAATTTTTCCCATTATGCAGCCTCCTCGCTGTACTGCAGACGGAACTGGTTAAGCACCGCAAACACACGTAACTGATTGACATAATCAGGCGGAAACAGCACATCAAGGCGGTTCGAATCGTTCGCGTTACGCTCAACTATCAGATGTTGCTGGAACAGATCGAAGTTTTCCACGATGCCTTCCCGCTCCAGCTGGCGATATGTTGATCCCAGCTCACCACGGATAACGGCAGGCGTGACAATGGCCTGACCAGGCCCGAAACGCGTACCATCATTAGCAAGTTTATGGCGCCCGTATTTACTGGTAATAACAGATTTCAGACGGCGCAACACATAAGCACTGGTATGCAGCGTCTCGCTGTCAAGGTAGCTGTTATCCGCCACACCATACGCATTTTTCCTGTACGTCGTGATATCCCGCTGAATACGCAGCACGCCGCTTTCCACATACGCCGTTGCCACACCGTGGGAAAGTAACGTCTGCTGTTCAGTCGTCGTGAAGCGTTTGCCTTTCGGTGCCGGCAGCATGTCTACCAGTTCCCCGGTCTGGGTCGGGCGTGCCGGATCGTTACGGATAAAAACCGCAGCACGGGCAGTACGGCTTGCAGCCAGTTCATCAGCAGGCGTCTGGGTGTCTTTCTCATAGCCCGCCAGGG